GGAAAATAACCAGCTTTCAATCAGTGTGACCGATGAGGGGCAGGGCATTGCTCCAGAGGATTTGGAGAATATTTTCAAACGCCTTTATCGTGTCGAAACTTCGCGTAACATGAAAACAGGTGGTCATGGTCTTGGTCTTGCGATTGCGCGTGAATTGGCTCATCAATTGGGTGGAGAAATCACAGTTACCAGCCAGTACGGCCTCGGAAGCACCTTTACCCTCCTTCTCAACCTCTCTGGCAGTGAAAATAAAGCTTAAAACCCCTTTACAAATCTAGCCATTCATGGTAGAATGGATTTTGTGCGAAATATCAGCAGGAAAGCATGAAGCTCGTCAACAGGTGTCTTATGATAAGTAACCTTGGCTGTTTAGGCGAAGGGCATCTGCACGAATCAGGGCTTTCTAAGTGACTATTTCCACCGAAATATTATTTATATCAGGAGGACATTCACATGTCACGTTATACAGGACCATCTTGGAAACAAGCTCGTCGCCTTGGCCTTTCACTTACAGGTACAGGTAAAGAATTGGCACGTCGTAACTACGTACCAGGACAACACGGACCAAACAACCGTTCTAAATTGTCAGAATACGGTTTGCAATTGGCTGAAAAACAAAAACTTCGTTTCACTTACGGTGTAGGTGAAAAACAATTCCGTAACTTGTTCGTACAAGCTACAAAAATCAAAGGCGGAATCCTAGGTTTCAACTTCATGCTTCTTTTGGAACGTCGTTTGGATAACGTTGTTTACCGTCTTGGTCTTGCGACTACTCGTCGTCAAGCTCGTCAATTCGTAAACCACGGTCACATCCTTGTTGACGGAAAACGCGTTGATATCCCATCATACCGCGTAACTCCAGGTCAAGTGATCTCAGTTCGTGAAAAATCATTGAAAGTTCCAGCTATCCTTGAAGCAGTAGAAGCTACTCTTGGACGTCCAGCATTCGTATCATTCGACGCTGAAAAATTGGAAGGTTCATTGACTCGCTTGCCAGAACGCGACGAAATCAACCCAGAAATCAACGAAGCACTTGTCGTTGAATTCTACAACAAAATGTTGTAATATTTTATTAAATGAGATAGGCTGTAAAACCTTGATATTAAGCACTTTAGGCCTCTATCCTAGAGTGCTTTTTTTGATTTTACTACCCTTTTAGTTACCCATAACTAATTTTAGGTATAGTAAGAGGGTAGCCCCAAAATGGGACACCCTTTTCTATTTATAAATTGCTGATAGCTGCCTCGAAGATTGAGACGGCTTTTTTTGCACCCTCTTTGGTAGCATGGACATAAGTATTTAAAGTCATTGAGATATTAGAGTGTCCTAGTCTATACTGTAAATCTTTCGCCTCTATGCCAGCGTATAGCATGATTGTAGCGTGAGTATGTCTGAAACCATGGAAACTAATATCAGGAACGCCAGCAGCTTTAAAGTGACTTTGTAGTCTCTTTCTTAGCAAACAAGCGTAGGCGTATTTTGTGGTAAAAGGAGTAAAGACAATCCCCTCAGACCGTCCTAGTTGCCATGACTGGACTTGTTGACGTTTTTTATACTGTTTGAGTAGGGAAACTGTAGCCTTGTCTATGTCAATCTCTCTTAGACCTGCTTTAGACTTAGGCGTGTTTGTTTCCTGGTATCTATTGAGAGTCTTAGATATGTTGATAGTGCCTTTTTTAAGATCAATATCAGACCACTCAAGAGCTAAAGCCTCACCGATACGGCAACCACTAGCCAGCAATGTTTTATAAAGCACGTAGTCAAAGAAATTTTCATAGCTAGACTGATCCAAATCTTCCAGGTAGTCTAAAAACTGTTTTAGTTCCTGGTTGCTGAAAAATTTGACCTTATGCTCTTTATTTTGTTGCTTACGTGGGATGATGACATCTCTAGCTGGATTGTGCTTAATAGCTTGCATAGTAACGCCATACTGGAGAATACGGCGGTTTATATTGTTTAGAAAGCTATAGTTTGCATACGCTCCTTTTTCGCCCTTATTGGCCTTGTCAGCCCACTTATTGACTTGCTGCTGAATGATAGGAGTAGTGAGCTTATCTAGCTTGTAATCGCCGAATACAGGCAAAATATGAAGCCTTACGATCCCCTCCATGGATTGCTGGGAGTTTGGCTTGATTGTATTCTTGTAACTCTCCCACCATAAAGCGACTAGCTCCCTATAGGTTGTGATGGTCGGTTTTTCCTTTACGCTATATCCATTAGCTGCAAAAGCATTGACTGCCTCCCTGGCTTTGATTTTAACGCCCTTTTTAGTGTTGGCCGTGACTGTTGTCCTCGCCTTTTTCCCTGTAAGTTTATCAACGCCTAAATAAACACTTGCACGGTACACTGTAGCACCGTTTTTCTTTTTGTATTCTGTAATATTCATAGTCATACCTTTCTAACATCAGTAAGCAAGTATGGGATTTAGTTAAGTATTTATGAATATTGTTTTTATATGGCGCTGAGAGTTACGAGAATAGGCCTATTTTCGTTTGTTTTAGGTGTTGTTTGCCTTATTGAAATCCTCCAAGGCTTTTAGATCTTTAGCGTAAGTTAATAGTTTTTGTTTACTATCCTCAGAAAGCTCATTTATCACGTTTCTTAGCTCTGAGTGAGCAATGGAATATCCTATTATCTCTGGGGTAGAGACTTCGAAGTATTTTTCTAAGATTTCTAACTGTTCTGGTGTGTAGCTACCGTTATTATTCTCCCACTCTTTTATAAGCTCTAAAGGGATAGAAGTCTCTTTAGAGAGTGTTTCTTGAGTTATACCTTTTTCTTTTCTCAATTTTGGTATATTGCCCATCCAAGCAAGGTATTTAATAGGTTCTTGATATCCATAACCAAGTAGTACAGGAACAGTTACCCCTAACAATTTTGCTAACTCTTCTGCTTTATTCGGCTTAATATCTGTTTCTAAATTTTCCCAACGTGAGACAGTCTTTACAGATATATTAAGCTCATTTGCTATGTCTAGTTGAGACAAGCCTGCTTTTTTTCTAAGCTCCTTAAGTTTATTTTTTGTCATTTTGTTGCTACCTTTCAAAAACGATTATAACACAAAAGGAGAAAAAAGACAAAAAAGTCTGTTTTTTAAAATAAAATACTTGACAAAGGACAAAAAAGTCTGTATTATAAACTTGAAAACAGACAAAAAAGTCTGTTTAGAAAGGAGGGCTGGTATGTTTATTTCAACGGAATTAGCTGAAAAGGTACGTGTTAAACGTGCTAAAGCTCAGCAGACTAAAAAGGCTGTAGCTGAGGAATTAGGTATTAAACCACAAACCTATACCAAAGTTGAAAATGGAGACTATGACGCTCCAAAGCGTATCTATGAGGCAGTCATGAACTGGCTAGTAGAAGATTTATAAGATTTCTTGCTACCTTTCACAAAAAGAAATCTGAGCAACAAAAAAAGCCTAAACAGTCGGCAAACTAGCAAGGCTTTTCACTTAAACAACTAAAACCAAAATAGCAAGTATGGGATTTAGTTAGGTATTTATTTAATTATATCACAAAATTGTGATTTGTGCCCAAACGAGAGAGCGCTAACTCTTTAAACTGGTTCTTATTCATGCTTTCAATTTGGCGACTCAGAGTATGAATAAGAGTGGCAGGAAAGGCATTAAAAAGGTGCTATGACTTTTTCCCAATTTTGGAAGAAGGTCCTGGAGCAACTGTAGAAAATAAAATATGATTGAGGAAAAAACATGAACACATACTTTGAAGAATTTGAAAAAAAGCTACAACTTGTTGAGGAAAAACTAGATATTTTGTCAGATTGGCATAAAGCTAAAAATCATGATGGAGCTGCAGAAATTGCAGAAGGTTGTCGGTTGGACATTAGTCAGCTATGGGTTCAGTTTTACAAATTATCTGAGGCATATAAAAAGCAAGAGGCAAGTCATGAGGATTTCTTTAATAGGAATGTTGAGAATTTGCTTGGAGAATTAAAAGGATATGACGAGGAATGTACAGAAAAACATGGAAAAGCTCCTGACTGGTTGCTATTCAATTTCTTAGATCAAGTAATAAAAGAAAATGGTTTAAGTAATGGGATCAATCATGTAACTACGTCAACTTGGATGTACTTACGTAGTTTAGTAGTTGCTGATCTGCAAAAAAGAGGGCTACTAAAATGAACGAGCTAGATTTAACCAATACACAGGCGGTTATCTTCATGATGGTACTGATTGGCTTGCTACTTTATTTGAACCATCGAGACCGCCAAAAAAGCTCCCAAATGGAGCGAGAAAGCAAACAGATGATAGAAACCCCAAGAGAGGAATTAAACCCTTGCTATGGGTGTTATATTCAACTAGCAGGCAAGCGGAACAATTAGAAAAGGGGTGCAATATGCAACTATTATCAAGAGAGGCAGAGCTTGAGCTACTGGAGAAAGTGGGAGATCACTTAGAGAAAAGGCTTGAGCTTGAAAAGCAGCATAATGACGGCTGGGACTTAATTGCTAGAGCTGATCTACTAGAAAAGTTAGGGATCAGCGGAACAACGTTGAATAATTGGGAAAAACACGGCTTAAAGCCTTATCAGTCGCCTTTTGAGAACAGTAAGAAGATTTATTACCGCAAGACCGATATATACAATTTTCTTGCAGTAGATTAGGGGGAATAATGACAAAGAAAAAAGAACAATGGACACCCGTCATAAAAAATCTACGTAAGGTAATTGTGGACGGTGTGGAGCAATGGGTGGAATTTGAAACAGAGGGCCATGTCATTCCTGCTGGTCACTCTTATTATGACATCATCAGGGGAATTAACAAGGAGGTGCAACAGAAATGGGAAATCGTAGAATGATAAGTAAGACAGTAACCCAAACTCAGAGATTTTTGCGGCTACCATTAGAGGCACAGGCTCTATATTTTCATTTAATTCAAAACTCAGATGATGATGGAGTAGTAGAGGCTTTCCCTGTTGTTAGAATGATAGGGGTTAGTGAGGATAGCCTAGGACTTTTGATAGTCAAGGAATTTATCAGGCCGCTTAATGATGAAATGGTTTATTTTATTGTGGATTTTCATGAGCAGAATACTGTTAGAAAAGACAGATACAGTCCTAGTATCTATAAGCATTTACTAGAAAAGCCACCTGAGAAATATACTGGTTTACCAATGGACAACCAAACGGAAACCACTGGTTTACCCAATATAAGTCAATATAAGTCAAGTCAAGATAATCTAAGTCAATCTAGGTCAAATCAGAATGACGAGGACGAGCATGAAAATCCAATCTTTGAAAAATTAAAGTCAGCTTTTGGTCAAATGTCAGTCAATGGGACAATGATAGAAGAAGTGAGAGACTTGTTAGAGATCCATGGCAAAGAGTTAGTTATCCATGCTCTTGAGGTAACTATCCTAAACGCTGGTAAGTCAATTAGATATACCAGGTCAATTCTTTCAAATTGGCAGGGTCTAGGACTTAAAACAGTAGAGCAAGTTAAGCAGCATGAAGAACAAAGGCAAAAGCTGAAACAGTCACCTAAACAAGCTGATCCTATTAGCCGTGAGGAATGGCTAAAAACACGAACAGAGGAAAACCCATTTTAGGAGGGGAAACAATGGAAAATAAATTTGAGCAATATAACAACAGAAAAATTAGTGAAAAGGTATGTGAGGTTCATAAGGTCGATTATTGGCAAATTTCAACACCTAAGAGGGGTAGTAAGGAACGAAGTATACAAGAGTTTTGCCCTGAATGCACAAAGGAACTAATAGAAAGGCAGGATAGGGAGGGAGTTAATAACAGCCTAAACGCTGAGATTTACCTAAAAACCTATAATGTGCTTATGCGAGACAGTACGATCCCTAGAGAGTTAAAAGAGGCTAGCTTTGAGAATTTCATAGCTGAAACAGCCGAGGAAAAGCAATTACTAGAGTTTTCAAAAGGGCAAGTAGAGAAATACTTGGACGGTATGACAGGGAATACCTTGTTTACAGGCTCTACAGGGATTGGAAAGAGTCATTTAAGCGTAGCTATTGCTAAGGCTATAAACGAGGGCTACAAGGCCAAAGGAGAGCCTAAGAGCGTGCTATTTGTCAATCTAACCGAAATCCTTAGACGAGTTCGAGAGAGCTTTAACTCTACTAGCAAAGAGGGATACTACTCAAGAATGCTGAAAGAGGTTGATTACCTGGTACTTGATGATTTGGGTATAAAATCGGACAACGCTAGTAGTAAAGGTAAATCAGTCTGGGAAGAAGAGTTTATTTTTGATATTCTCAGTAACCGAGACAAGACTATTATTACTACAAATCTAAGCAGCTCAGAGATTGCTAGCTTGTATAGTGATCGAGTGGCCAGCCGTGTTAGAACAGGCCTAGAGGGTAACTTTTTCAAGTCATTCACAATCAAGGATAAGCGATACTCAATCAGTAGCTTAAAGGCTAAAGTCGCTCAACATTGAGCAGGCTAAAAAAAGTATGCATGGTGTGCACCTGCACCCTTAAAAGGTGCATGCTTTGCATTCCAAAAATGGAACTCAAAAATGAGCTAAAGTACACTAAAAAGGGTAGTAAAAAGCGTTGGATAACTTAAAATATCAGTTATATCAACGCTTTAGGACTACTGAGATTACAATAAGTTCATATATTTCAAGTAAAGGAGTAATCAAAATGACAAACTACAAAGAAAAACACCGTTTCAGTTATAAATTTGAAAATACTGAACATGCAAAGGCGAACAAAATAGCTGATGTGGCAAGTATTGCCATTCATGGTTATTTCATGGGTACTGGAGAAAGTCCAGTAACAGAAACAACTATTAGTGGAGATGGGACTATCACAGTAGATTATCAAGGTAGAACAGCAATGGGGGAAGCCCTGAAACGTATCTGTTTAGGTTTTGCTAATTACTATGAACAGGATACAGAGGGAGAGGAGGCTTAGTATGATACAAAAGACAGAACAGCTTAAAGATTTGCTTGATAGAGGCTTTGTATTATTCTCAAAAAATGGTATAATAAAGTCAGCCAAGTTACCAGAGTTTGGTAGTCTAATCATCACAACACAAGATGGTAAACCCATTCAAAAGGAAACTAGGCAAAAAGAAAAAATTTAGCTGCTGACTAGAAAACTAGAGGCATGATATAAGAGTTTAACCACTCTTTGTCATGTCTCTTTTTATTTTAGTCATAGAAAGGAGGGGACTTTGGGAACAGGAGTAAGAGTAAAGGTAAATCTAAAAGGTATTGAGCGTAAAGTAACACCTATGGGATTAGCGAGAGCCAAAGAGGCAGTTACTAATCAGATGGTTATGGACATGCACCGTTTTATACCTAGGCGATCTGGAGAACTAAGAGGAAACTTAACTAAGGCCAATGGGAGAATAGTCTATAATGCGCCGTATGCAAGAATGCAGTTTTACGGCAAGAAACGGAAAGGGTTCGTTTCAGATAAACAGCGTAAGTTTTTCTTTGCGAATAAAGAGGAACTACTAAAATATAAAAAAGCCCCAGGAACAGGACCGAGATGGGATAAAAAAGCTAGCGCTCTATATTCTAAGGACTGGGAACAAGTAGCTAAAAGAGCGCTAGAATTGAAATAAAGGAGAATTACCATGACACTACAACAAATAAAGGCACAAATTTACAGCCTAGGCACTTATAAGCAGCAAAAGATTGAGGCTTATGGAACAATGAAAAAAGAACTTTGGGAAAAAGTTCGAAATCAGGTTTTATATCAGTCTGAGGCTGAGCTACGCCTGGAGAACTTTAAAAAAGAGGCCGATCAGTACTCAGATACTGAGTTTGTCAATATTCTAGCTAAGCTAGAGAACTTTGAACAGACAGAACTAGAGAAAATTAAATCAGAGTACGAAACAGTAACGGCTGATAATGTTGCTGAGTTGAACTTGCTGAGCACTATGAAAGTATCGGAACAGGAGCTACTAAGTTACTTAGAGAAATACAAGCGTAACCCGTTGGCCATTAAGAAATTACATGAAATCGGAGCAGCTAACAACATTGCTTTACCTAGCTATATCCTGAAAGAAGATAGGCTAGCTGAACTGTTAAAGGTATTCAAGCAACATGCTAAGAGCTATCATGATACTCCAATCATTGATAGTAACGGTTCAGCAAGTGATCTAGCTTTCATGTTAGTTTTAGCTAGTGATGAATTGAATACTGCTTTAGAAACATACTCTAATCATTTTGATACGGCTCTAGGGCTATCTGAGAGCTTGTAAAACTAGTCAAAAGTGTATCAGCGATAAAATACCCTGATACACTTTTTAGAACGGTTTACGGAGCGTTTAGAGCGTTCCAATGAAGTATAATTTCCGAAACGAACACGGTGAGAGGGTGCTAAATGGAGAGAGATGTTAGAGGGCGTTTTTTACCAGGTAATCAAGTTGCTAGAGGTAATCGAGGGAATAGACAACCGAAGTATGGAAACAATAATGCTATGAAACACGGTTTATATAATCGTTATACAGGACTTTTACCTGGTAGAAGTGGCAGCCTTTCAATCTATAAAAATGGAGTATATTTAGGCTCTTTACATAAGAAATACTATCACATAACAGAAAAGGGCGAGATAATGATAGACGTACAAGTAGTACAACGCCTAATAGATGTTTGTGGATTGCCAGAAAGTCTTTTCGGAGATCCTGAGTACGTTGAATACTATGAGTAATGTCCGTTTTTGGACTTAACTAAAACAAAAAAGCCAAGGCACCCCGCCTCAGCTATAATCTCAATAATATTATTATACCATAAAGGAGGCCAAGGCATGACACCAGAGCAGGTAAAAGAAAAACTAGAGGGCGTCAAGTGGATCAATAAAGAAATAGAGGGCTTATATTTAGAGCTTGCAGCTTTAGAAAGTGGTATTATCAAAAAGCAAGAACTGAGCACTACCAGGGTACAAACAAGCAGGGTAAATACGGCCGAGAATAACCTTATAAGTGTTCTAAAGCTAAAAGAGGACACTTTACAGAGAATTGAGCGACTTACTGAAGAGAGAATGGAAATATCTAGGCTGATCGATAAGCTGGCCAATCCGTTTGAGCGTTCTGTTCTAAGGCTTTTTTACTTGAATGATCTCGACGCTTGGGAGGTTGCTGAGGAAATAGGGAAATCTAAATCTTCGATATATCGTGTAAGGCAGGAAGCTATAGAACACTTGGCTGGTCTGGTACATGCAGATTGATTTATACCTATGTAAAAAGTCCTAAGACTGAGTTTAAAAATACTAAGGTTTTACAAAGGTACAGGGCCTTTTTTCTAGTGATAGAACCCTAAGATTACCGCAAGGTGGAGAGGTTTACCGAGGGTTAGAAAACGGTGAGGTAAGGGTTAGGTACCGAAGTTTTACAATGGTGAGGTTTTGGTGAGGTATAAGAGTTGTGGTAAAATTAAGATAGAACAATGAGTACAAAGTAAAGAACTAGAACAAAGGTATCATTGTTTTAGAAATGAATTTAAGAGAGGAGTAAAGTCTATGAATTTGGAAGAAGCGTTAAAACAAGTAAGCAGCTGGAATCTTAAAAAGCCTGCTCCCTTAATCCCTTCTGAAATGACTGACGAAGAGCTATCACATTTGAGGTTTACTACGTTTTCAAAAGAAGATGAAGAGGCTATCATGGCTGAACTCAAGAAAAGAGGTCTAGTGTTATGAAATACAGTCAACAAGTATTAGACATGCTAAAGCAAGCAGTCAGTGGTCAGATTGATAATTTTTGGGATTTCTCCTTTAAGTTTAACGCCCTTTTTGGAGAAGATGAAGACTTTGCTGAGGCTTGGGACAATGAAAACCCTGAAATGTTTGACGCTCTCAATGACTTTGAGTTGATGATGTTCTTAGAGGAACATGACCCAAGTGATAAACAAGAATTTATCAATTTCTTAACACCTTACTGCGAACGAGCAAAGCAATTAGCCAATATTGAAAGGGATATTTAAATGAAGCTCTGGGAATTTAACCGTACAGATGTAGTTATCACGCTTAAAAATGGCGTGGTAGTTAGAGGTTTTGTCCAAGAATACTGTAACAAAGATGAAAACGATGAGGAGATTGACTCAATCGGCTTGGATATCGACGGTACTCTTTATGAGTATTTTGAGGATGAAATCCTTAGTATTTCAGTAGCATAGCGCTTAGAACATGTGAGAGGGCCAAGAATGAGTAAACAACTTTGGAACTACCTACGCTCAAGAGTTCAGGTAGTAACTAGTGACGGTAAAGTCATAAAAGGTTTTGTCACAGATTTTATTGACGAAATGGACAATGATGAGCAAGATGAAATCACTATCCTCATTGACAATCCTAGCCCTGACGAACCAACTGAGATTTCTCTATTTGAGAGTGAGATCATCTCAATTAAAGCAATCTCATAGCGCTTAGAACAATCTAGGCCTTAGACAGAAAAGTAAAATAAAAAGCACCTTTGACAGGTGCAATTTACTTGCTTACTGAACTCATCAATTTAAGTCCCCTTTTTGTTACCCTTCATGTTTTCTCAGCTTATTTGAATTTAATAGTTTTTGAAGAAATCAAGTTAGATTTAGAGCAGGCTTAGGCCTGTTTTTCTGTACCTAATCACTGCAAGATAACAAAATGCTTTAATTTTAAGATATATCTTACAGAAAGCCTACAACAGTGGGCTTTTTGCTTTGTCTTAAAACGTTGA